CGTTTAGACATCTCTAGCATTGCTTGACAATCAGCTTCAGCATATACGGGCGGTGAATCTATGAACCCGCAGACCTGTGTCACAAGACACGCATAAATAATCACCACCCACATAGCATCACCTCATTTCAGTTGATCCCCACATACCGCATAAAATATCTCGATAAACCTAGCGCCAGATTCTAGGGTTTGCTCAGTATCTTTAACTGAGTATGTCGGCAAGTCTCGCTCTAGTTCCCGGCAAACGGTTCTATAAGTCTCTGAGCCGCTTAAACTTTGACAGCCGTTCAATAGCAGTGCGATTGTCACCGTCAGCCCGGCGAACCCTGTCCGCCAAATCTTCGATCTTTTTTGCTGTCGCATTGTCGGCCTCTTTAGCGTCATGTTTAGCATTGCTATACCCTTCCCTACGTCCGGCAAAATAAATGCCTAGAGCCGCCAATACGCCGCCCACGATGGCGATGATGTAGCCCTTGAACTTTAGCCAAATTGCCATTGTCCTGTCCTCATCTGTTCGACCATGCGTTTAGCACGGTTTGGGGTTTGACTTGCCCATTTGGATTTCAGCATATTAGATGCCGCAGTTTCATAATCACCCGCTTGGATTTTGGCAAGCGTGTTACGAAACCCTATTAAACCATTTACGCCCATCTGAAAAGCCATGTTGAGCAATACGCCCTTGCGAGCATCATCTAATTTGTCAAACCACGGTAACTTATCACGCAACTCAGACAACTTATGATCGATATCGTTTTGTAACAGTTGCTCAGCTTCTGATTGACTAATACCGCCGCCTTTGTTTTTATCAATCAAACGACCATAGCCAATCGTTAGATACCCCAATGTATCTCGATAGGCATAAAGCACACAACCTTCGTCTTTCTTAATCTGCTCCGTTGCTTGGGTCAGGAAGGCGTTGTTGCTTGATGACCCGGGCGATGGGGCTTGCGATGACGCAAAGGATGCCGATGACTTTGATGAGTCCGTCTGGGATAGCTTGGGTGATTTCAGACGGGAGAGTGTTGAGAATAGTTGCGAGAGCATGTGGAAATCCTTCAGCTAAAGTTAGTAACGCACCGCCAATGATCGACAATCTGACCGACCACCATTTAGACCAGTTTTTAGCATCGTTGACGAGTTTCATACGGGTTTACCCCTAAAATACGCCACATTATTTTTAACGTGGCAGAACTCTGGATACAGAAGATCGCCTTCAACCAGCGTTAGCACCACAAAACCGGACGCATGATTTTTGGCGTTGTCCTCGCCATACCCCATATGATCACCGTCGACCTCGGCGAGTGTGCCTGTGTCGACACCCCAAAAGTGACCACGGTAGTTGCTAAAGATCGTCGCTTGTAGGCGGTGCAAGTGTCCGGTCACGATATGGATAGAACCCGAATGCAGGACATTGCTCCAAGTGGCATGTACGCCGCCCTTGTTTGTTCTGTGTTTGATCATTAGATTATCGTTGACCATCAGCGACATGGCGTGAATCCAGTCTGGAAAATGGTCTTTCAGGCTAAACCCTGCCACGCCTTCGTACTCAGGCACATTCTGCGCCAATCGAGCCTCGTAGCGCATATCATGGTTGCCGAGCGTCCAAATGTGTCTAGCATCTGGCGTGGCCTTCTTGATCTCTTTTAGCCTAGCGGCTACGGTTTCCAACTCCTCTTTGACCGTGGGACGAGCAGACGTTTCCCAATGCGCCCGTGGATGGCGGCTATTCGTAGCACCGTCGAATACATCGCCATTCATGACAACCACACTGGGTTTGAGTTTTTTTGCAAGTTTGACAAAAGCTGTGTGAGCCACAGACGGCTCTCCCGGCCAGTAGTGGCAATCACTCGCCACCATGATGATCCCGTCATCGAGCGCAAGATTGGCTCGGCTCAAATGATCTCTGAGATATAAATCCGGGCTTCGTGACGCAAAGGTAGGCAAAATGATATTTAACCTTCTTTCCACCCGCCTACGCCGTGAATAAATCGCTCGCTCAGACATGCCTAACTTATGGGCCATCTCTACCGGGCTTTTGTATTTATTCCAAAACTCGACAAATTCATTGTCGCTAAACTTTCGGTCTGGCATTGTGCTACCTCACACTTTGAGATCGCCCAAGACCGTCATTTTTTTTATCATGCCCTTGGGGATTCCGATTAAGTTAGCGCAGTCTCCGTCAAACCACGTTTGCGCTACCATGACACCCTGCTTTGTCTCATCCATGAGAAAACCGACTGTCCAGCAAGGATCAAAATCGGCTTTGGGTACTGCTCCAAACTGCCATGCATCCAAGTGGTACGCATCAATCCATTCTATGAGTACCAACTTTGGGCTTTTCATGTGTCACCTTGCAAAGGCTTCGATCACAAGCGCTACCACCACACCTACGATAATCCACGCCGCTTTATCTACCAACCGAAAGACAGCACCACGGCTAACGCTTATCTTCTCTACTTCGGTAACCCTTTCTTCTAATGAGGCTTGGGTGGCCTCATATTTATCCATACGCTTAAACAGCGTAATCATCCGTTCTTCCATCCTAGCTAGACTCACGACAGCATCTGCCAACTTGTCCAACTTTTGCTCTATCCGTACTAATCGTGAGTCATCCATGCCACACTCCTACAATACTAACGGCATTTTAGCCTGATTAAGGTTGTTGTGGCCACTCTACATTCCACGGAAATCCGGTTTGCTCAGGTACGTCTAATAGAGCCTGACGATACTCACGATAGGCTTGGCGCTGTTCTTCGGTTAGCGTTTCCCAGCGCATCGGATTAATTGAATCTACAGTCGTAATAAGTAAATACTGACGGCGCTCACGAACCTGTGCGGCTTTGGTGTCGTTTTCTTTGAACTGCTCTTGCTCGTATTCTTCAGCAGTCAAGGTTTTAATCACACCCTGAATAGACAAATCAGCATCATCATCGCAAGTGCCGAAAAACAAAGGCTCGTTCGTAGGCCATTGTGTCTGATTGCCGAATACGATATTTAGCCCCTTGATCTTCGGAAAAGCGGGACCATGTGACATTGGGGCTACCGTACAAGGTATGCCTGTTCTTGAATCAACGTGGGTTACACAAATGTGCATTTTGATGCTCCTAATCTAACTAATTCTATGCACTCATTACGGATTTTATCTCCCAAAGAATACTTAAAATCTTTGGGAAAATCCTTTGTCTTACGAGTCACTTTTTCAAGCAACTCGTAAGTGGCTTTGTATATTGGAAGGTGTTTATATTGAGCCATTTCAAATGATTAAAGTATTAAACGGCAACTCTCCTGACGGCACGAACATAGAGGACATTGCCGCTACTGGGCTTAGTGGTGGCGTCCTGAAAGCCATTGACGAAGTACTGTCTCCATGCGTTCGTTAAACTATACTCAGAACTAGACCAGTAGTACGCAGAAGCGAATGCCTCTGTATTTCCAGTCTGAAACGCTGTTACAGACGTTTGTGCAGGATTACCACTAGTGTATGCCGCACCAGTTGGATCGCTGTTGCGGTTAATACCCATAGTGTCGCCAGACACGTCATTACCCTCTGGGTAAGTAATGCCAGATAATGGACGAGCAGAAGTATTGTTCGCATCTGTTGTAGGCTTTAGATTTCGGTAGCACAACTCCAACTCATCTCGTGCTGGCAAGTACCAATCGCTAAATCCGCCAATGCTCAATCCCTCGCAAAACTGTGCGGCAGGGTAAGTAGCGCTATTCATAGACGAAGATGCGGCAGGACCGTTATTTAGTGTTTGTGTTGCCGACGGGCCTGCGTCACTCGAGGTTTTCCACTGCTTGCTAGAGTTTTCGCCAGACGACTTGGGAGCGACAACAATACGATATGTTGTGCCACCCTGTACAATATCACCAGCGTAAAAACCACCTGCGTACGCATCGCCGATATTTGGCCCAAAAGAAGCCGCAGTCGTGAATGTAGTGGCTGTAGACCACTCCGAATACGTCCCGTTAGCATCTTTGTACCGAACACGCCAATAGTACGTTGTATTAACAGATAGCACACCGCTAGAGACGTTGTAAGTAACAGACGTACCCGCTACATCACCTGTATCCACAACGGTAGAGGCAAAATCACTGACAGTTGACACTTGCCATTGCCCCGCCGCCATCGTTATGCCATACAAGCTGTAATAAGTAGAGCCAGTAAGGGCAGGTGTTTCGCCTATGTCGGTTGATGCATTTGCCGGACTGACATTGGTTGGGGTTTTAATCTCGGGTGAGCTTACATTAGTAATAGTGTTTAGATTGCCGTCAATGGTTTTGTTGGTCAGCGTCTGTGTGTCTGTTTCAGTCACAAAACCAGTAACAACACCAGTTTGACCGTTTAGGCTTTCTACGCCAGCCGTGACATTGACTGATGTCACCCATCCAGAACCATCATAAGCACGGATCAGTCCCGTGGTGGTATTGACATACCAATCGCCAGCCGCAAGTGCGCCGCCATCCTTATTTAGGCTAGGATCGCTTGCCAATGCACCTTGATAGTTCTCTACCAAGCCAGCCGCTTCAACAGCAGAAGCCGCCGCCGCATCTGCACTTGTAGATGAATCTTGAGCGTATTTCTTGGCGCTAAACTCGCCGCCAGCTACCTCCCCACTTATTTTGGTCGCCCAATCTTTAGCAGAACCGCCGCTAGGTATTCCATCACCAGTGCCGCCAGTTGCCCATGATTTAGCTGAGTTGTCTGTTCCAGACACATATCCGTCTGTTTTTGTAGCCCAATCTTCAGCCAAATCAGCACTGGCAGAAGCCTCGCCAGCTTTGGTTGTCGCAATAACAGCCTGTGCTGTTGCAGTTCCTGCGTCAGTGTTGACTTGAGTGGCCGTGCTATTCGCCTCAGTAGTCCAAGTGTCAATCGCATCAACCCAAGCAAATGCCTTGGTGTTAAATGTAGCGGTGTCATCAGTCACCTGTGGTGCTGATGGTAAGGGAG